TTGTGCACCACCTAAGCCAGCTTTTTCTTTTACAATAAAATCTAACTGAGTGTTAATTTGGTTCGTAGCCAAATTACGTGCTATTTTTTTTTGTTCAGGGGTTAACTCTACCACAGGTTGACCACCATCAGTGTTTGCATAAATTAAATTAGGGTCGTTAGCAGCTGCCGCTTTATCATTAGTAAATTTATATTTACTATTAGAGTTCATTAAATATTCAGCACTGGTATTATCGTCACTTAAAATACCGTCTGCTTGTATATCCATCCAACCTTCAAAAGTTAATTTCTTTCCATTCTCGTCTTTAAGACCACCTACATCTCCAAACAATTGTCTAAAGTCTTCTATACTCTTAATGTCCTTACCTCCACTTAAAACATTGTAAGATGTCATCGTAGAGCTTACTACTTCAGCTAAATTATTAGTAACTAAATTTTTTACATCTTCATTTAAATTTTGAGATTTTTCTGTAAAGTCTACCATCTGTAACATTTGAGCTGGAGTGGCAAAATTTTCTGGATTATCATTACGATTTGGCATAACAAATTTACCAGTCCCATCGTCCACCATTTGAACTAATATTAGTTCCCCAGTAGCTGGGTCTGACCACAGTTTTTTATTTTTTGTATTACCAAAACTAAAACCTGTTGTTTGAAAATACTCTTGTAAGTTAGAAGCGGCTCCACTTTGAACCTGTTCCATTCCAATTTTATACTTGGCATCAAAATTTTTCGCATAATTGCTCAATCTTTTATAACCATCTTTTTGTTTTTGCATAATAAGCATGTAGTCTTTAGGGTCTAATAGACCACGTCTAACTAAATCCATATTTGCAGTTAAAGTATTTTTGGAAAAATCAGAACCATCAATTAGCAAACCATTCATGTCACCTGACTGAACATCAGATATTTCAGACAACTCTGTTAAAGCTTTATCGGTATTTTCGTTTATTTCTTTTTTAGCAGCATCTCTGCTAATTTTAATTTTATTAAGGTTCCCTGTTAAATCGGCAGCTATTTTACCCCAGTTTACTGCTTCTTCTCTGCCTGCATATAAAGAATATTTATTTGCTCCAGCTGGTCTTTGTGTATCTTTTTCTGCCATAATTATTTTTTATATCCAAACAATAATGCTTGTAACTCATTAATATCAGTTACAGAACCTATGTCTTTATTGATATTTTTAAATCTATCTTCTGCTAATAACGCTTTGAAAGCGTCAAGTTTGTTGTCAGACCTTCCTATTTTTCTCATTTCTTTAGGCGTAAATCCTAAAGATGATAACTTGTTATAACGAGCTGCTTGCGTTAAACCTGTACCTCCACTTAATGTTTGTAGGAACTCTTCTGAACCTTGAACAGTACTGTCATAGTCAGGGTTCTTTGTTTGGGTGTATGGATTACTTGCTCTTTCTGCTAATTGTGTTTCGGTTAAATCAGCGGTACTGTTTCCTCCTAAAATGTTATCTGCTGCTGCTGCTGCTCTGTCTGCTTTTGATGAGGCAAATAAAGGAACTAAAGAATTTGCTGATTGTGCTGCAGAGTTTAAACCTGCTATACCACCTGCTATACCAGCGGCTTGGTCACGACCTAAATCTCTAGCTAGTGCTGATTGGTCAGCTGCCGCACCTACTTCCATATCAATAAGTTGTTGGTTTAGTTTTTCTTTAGCTTCTACTTTTAATAAGTTATTTTCATATAAATCTTTTTGTAAATCTGTTCTAACTTTTTCATTTGCATCTGTTGTAGCAGCTTGTAGTGCGCCTACTCCTCCTATTAGATTTCTGGAATCTCCTTCTTGTAATACTGTTAAAGCTTGTTTAGCGGCTACTTGGTTAGCTTTGAATTGATTGTTAAAAGCGTCTATAGGAACATTTAAAGTTTCGTAATAATTTATTTCAGCTCTCTCTTTTGCTTTTGCCATTAAAGCTTTTTGCTCACGCTCTGCTTTTTGTTGAGCTCTTTTTGCTGCGGCTGCTTGACCGAAAGATACTCCTGAACCTATTGCGGAAAGCCCTAATCCTATACCTGCTATTAATCCTGCCATAATTGTTTAACTTTTTTAATTATTTTTACTGGAAGAGTTTTATAATCATTTGTATAAATTTCTCTTTCAGCTTCTTCTACCGTTTTTGCATCGGTTTTATATACACAAACCCATCGGGAATCTTCGTGTACATAAAAAATTCTTTGCGCACCTATTTGAGTAAATATTTTTTGAGGGGCGTTAATTGTTTTAATCTCCCCTGCATCTGTCAAATAAGATACTTTACCTTGAAGTAAAAACGATGGATGCTTTTGTTTATGTATAAACGAAACCAACACATGCCCTTTAGGCATAAACACTTCGCGTGTATATAACCCTCCTTCAAGATTATGCTCTAATGGATAATTAAGTTGCATTTCTTTTTCTTGAGCTTTTCCAAGCTCATGTTGAGATGCTTGTCCCATTTCACAAATTTCATCTTTGAAATCGGAAATCTTATCCCATAATAATCCTCTTCCCTTTTGCACATACTTCAGAATGTCTTCAGCTCTATCTTGTGTTGTGACTAAAGACTCTTCCATAATGTTTAAATATTTATAACAAAGATAATAAAAATCTAAGGATAACTTTTCATCACACTACTTCCTACTGAAAATAGTTCGACAGGAGTGATGTCATTATTTGATAATGTAAATTCCATATAGTATCCTCTAGCTCCATAAGATTCTGCTAAGGTGTTGTTGACAAATAAAACAAAATCTCCTTGAACCGCTGGTGTTGGCGCAGGCGGTCCCGCTGGAATAGTTTCGTTTACAGTAATAGTCCCTGCAGCTCTATCTATACCTGTGATAGTTCCTGCTATTATAGGAGTTCCTCCTGGTACTAAAACATATAATGCTGCTCCAATACTTACAATATTTCCAATTGCAGCACCAATTGGTAAAACTCTTGCTGTTGCTGTTCCTGTTGGTAGCCCAACAGTTCCTAAACCATTTGCATAACGTAAAGCAAAATCTGTTTGCCCTACACGATGTCTAATGTATGCGTACCATTCTCCTTCTTTTTGTTCAAAATTTAATTCATCAATATCTCCTAGACTTAAATCGGTAGTTAATGCAGTACAATCCCAAGCCGCATTACTTTCAAAAGATAAAGTTTTAAAAAGTTTAATCGACAAAGTTGGCTCAGGGTTAAAAACACTTGTTACATAAGAAGGATTAGTACTACCGTCTTGACCATAATATTCATTCCTATTATCGTTTGTGTTATGACGGTAAAGGTTACCTCCATCAAAAGTATAGAGGTAAGCGTTCATACCAATTATATATTCAGGGAAAAATCCATAAAACGAAGGCCATCCTTCGCTGTCTGAGTTGTATGTTAAAGTATAATTTGTTGCCATATTTTTATATTATTACACATGAACCTCCACTACATTCTGCTAATGAAAGTATTGCGTTATTACTATCTAATTGCATTTGTCTAAATGTTCCTACGCTAGTAGTAGTAGAAACTTCAGCATAAGCATACCATCCAGCTCCTAGTGTAGCACCCGCAATAACATCTCCTAATGTAACACTAAGATAACTGTGGTTGTTTGTTGTTCCTACAGTTGTTCCAATTGTATAATTATTACTACAAAATGTAGCACATCCTAATTGAGGTGAGCCACTTATAAAGAAAGTTGTGGTTGGTGGAGTACAACTAGAAACAAGTATTACTGTTCCTGTACCACCTACCTGTATGTAATTAGCATCTCCCGAACCATCTTGATATAAATAGTAATAACCTTGACTTAGCTGGAAGTTTCCAGAAGCATCGCTATACACAGAATCTCCTAAGCTTGGATAAATTCCGCCTGGTCCTTGACCAGCACCACCATGATAATATGTTTGATTTAGAGCTGGAGCTGCACCTCCATTACATATAGCTCCGAAATTTTTAGTAGAACTACTTGTGTAAGACGTATATCCGCCACCTCCAGAAGAGCATGCTGCACTACTGACTACCACACCATTTCTAATTCCTAAAGATGTAGTGTTTGCTACTATAATATATTGTAAAGTATTTGTGTCATTTAAATAAGTAGCTCCGTTAGCGTCAGTAAAAACAAAGTTTCCAACTTCTGGAACTGTATTAGTATCTATAGTAAATGGTGTACTATTTCCTGAAGCATTTCTTGCAAAATAGTAAGTTACATTAGCTGAAGTACAAACATCGGTAGCTTGTAAAGCAGAACCTTGAAAATTAGGTAAATCTTCAGGACACGCCAATTCAAAAGCAAAAAATGTTCCTGTCATAGGAGCAAAAGTTTCGACTTTTACTAATGTAGTATTAGCATCTGTCTTAGGAATTACCATAGTAAAGACAGGGCTTGAAGGAGTTGAGGTGTCACTAGCATATCCCACTTGGTTATTAACTACATTTATACTTCTAGTATTTCCAGTATCTACATAAGCTCCACCTGATAAATTAAATTCAGGTACGCTAAAATAACTTCCTACAAGTAAATCGTTTTGATTTCCTACGTAAGTTGGTAAAGTTGTAACATTATTTATACCAGCGTAATCCACAGTGGATTGAGCTCCGTCAATTAATGTAACTGTACCATGATTGTTTTTGGAAGTCATTCTATTGTGTGTCACGTTGTTAAAAGTAGCTAACACTCCATCAGGGACACTACTGCCCATGTAAAAATAAACCACAACAGCTCCTATGCTATTTGCAACGTCTATATCAGCATTATAATAACCTGGTTGACTAGCGTTACTGGCACTTATTCCGCTACCACAGGCAACCGCGCATGATGTGCAAGATTGTGCGTTTAACAATAGACCCCCTGTTTGTTGTCTAACTATACCATTTTGAGCGTAAAATCCATCTGGAGCTAACGTAGTAAGGGCTGCATCTGAGTACAAGGCTGTTGCACTAGAAAAATTTATTCCATCAAAATAATATGTATTATAAGTTGCTGCCATCTAACATGTTGTTTTTTCAATTACTAATCCAAATTGATTTACTCTAATATACTCATTTCCTGTTATTTTATAAAACCCTGCCGTTAATGTATTTACATTTTGACCAGGAGCGTTACCTGCACATTGAGCATCACTATACACTATATCATACAATGCTAGACCACCGCTTGATGCATAATAAAATGTTTGCGTAAGTGGTTGTTGACACGCTGTGTTTCTTGTAGTTTGTCTTGTGCTTGCGCTAAAAGAATTACAAGGTATTACACAATCACAACAAGCTTCTGATGCCGAAGTAGAATAACATAATTTTTGTGCTGATGTAAATCTAAAATCATATATTAAATATAAATATTGATTTGCATTAGGCAATGTAAATGGAGGTGTAGTAGCTGGACCAACAGTTGCTTGTCGTATTTCCGTTCCTGTAGGATTGCTAACCGAAGCATTTGGTATTTCTGCTGCAGCCGCAAGTAAAGCCGCTACATCTGCTGTTGTATTTCCATATAAAGTACTTGACGATAAAAATTTAAAATTATCATTTGGATATTTAAAATTATAATCATCTGTAGCTAATTTATTAATTCTCATATTTAATGAAGAACCATCGTAAGGATAAACTCCTTGTGAGCGTACTCCTGTTTGACTTTCAAAAAAGCTAAATAGTAAATCATTTGACCCCATAGTAATTTGGTCTGTATCAATAGGGCTAATAGTTGTGGTGTCTGTCCATCCATATTCAACGTGAATTAAGCTTCCACTATCAATATTGGAATTAATTACGCATTTAAAAACAGTTATTAATTGTTCTGGAACACAATTAGGTGTTACAGCAAATGAAGCTTTACCAGAAGGAGTAACTGTTACTACAGCTGTTGTTGGTGATGTTAAAGTTTTAGCAACTGTAACACTTCCATCTGTTGTTACATTTCCTGAACTTACCGTATTATTATTCCACTTAACTGAAACATCTATTGTCCCAGAAGTAACTATATAATCTACTACAATATTACCAATAGTTTCACCAAATTCTAAAGTATATGTAACAACGTCTGATGAATCTATGGTCTGAAATTCAGCACCACACTGATAAACCACAGGTGGTACAGGAACTTTGACATCATTAGTCGATAATACATATTCATCCATGTAAGGGTCATATCCACCTAGCTTTTGAGTTTGTAATGCTAATTGAAAGTTATCTCTAAACCAAGAACGCATACCCATATCTGATATAACTTGCAGTTGGTCGTTTTGACTGTTTCCAATAAGTTTTATTACAGCTACACGTTTAGTGTCAGTAAAATAATAACTATCTCCATACGCACCAAAACTTTCAGGATTAAAGCTTATACCATATTCCTCAGTACGAGCAATTTGTGTTCCTAATATTGTTGGGGAAGATATTATAGCTCCTCCACCAGTAGCGTCACTAATTAAATTTTTAGATGCTAAGACATAACTAATTTTATCTTCTTGTAAAGTTAAAATGTCTGTTTCTCTTGCATATAATTTTTGTATAGGACCAAAACTTGTTTCAAGTTCTTTAAAATTAGCAAGTCCTAAATTAAATTCATTTAAATTATTAACACCTGCATTACTACTAAATATTCCACTATAAGTAAGGTCTGCAAATCTGTGAGCTTCTTTAAAATCTTGTTGAGAAACAGCCAGTACTCTTTGTCCCATAGTTAAAGCTCTACCAGCAAAGTCATCATTTATTTTAAAACTTTCAACACCATTACCAAAAGTAAAACAATCTATAAAAGGTAGTGTTACAATTGCTGGGCTTGAAGTAGTTTGGTCTTGGTCAGTTGCATCGCCACCTGACATGTGTAAATAATTGCCAGTAGCTACATCTTTCTTTACAACGTATGAATCTGAAGCATCGTAAAAAATATCTTCACTAGCATCTAAAGGTTCTGTTTCAAATGTAATTAATGTGTTTGCTCGTGTTACAGTAATTTCAGCTTTAACGTTGATATTTCTTCTTCTTCTTATAGGTTGAAAACCTGCACACCCTGGTTTTTTAGTTTTTATTCCTAATCCTAATTTAGAATCTACATCTCCAGGAGCGTCTTGTAAGAATTGGAATATTACAGAATTATCTGAAATAGATTCACCACTATTTGAAGTACACTCTACACTGCCTACGCCAGCACTATAACTACCAACTGCAGTTTTATACACTACATCAAAGTCTCCACCTTCACCTTCAATAGTCCCTGGCGATGCGGTCCCTGGATTTATGTTATCTCCAACCCACCATCTTCTAAAATCTGGATAATCTTGAGAAGAATATAACACTTGTTTCCATTCCCATCTCATTCCTTCACAACTACTACTTCTTCCGTTTCTATAAACCTCTATATTAAATTCTATTGCAGAACCTGCAGGTATTGTATAATTGTCAGTGTCACTAGGAGTTGCTGAATCAGGAGTTACAAAAAGAGGATAGTTAACACCACCTCTACATCTTCCGTCATCTCCCGTAGATTCATAGCTTTTTCTACCCGCTTCTATTGTAGAATCGTCAGGAATATTTACATTAAAACTTTGTGGTTTTATTTCCATATATAACCCAGGCAATTGAGCAGTATCTACACCCATACCTTGTGAATCATTAAGAAAGTCTCTTGCTTGTGCTTGTACATTTAAAACTTTTGCTTTTACAACAGTACTTACAAATCCACTTACATCCGTTTTAACTATTAAAGTATCTCCTGTTTTTACTTTATTTTGATTGTCACCTTCTAACTTAAAATAAGTTACTTGTGATGTTTGAACTGTATAATAAAAATTAGAAAATATAGTTTCGTAATTTGCTTTACTTGGCTTTACTACAAACTTATATCTTTCTGCCCATGAAGGAGCAAAATTATTTACGGTAGCTTTTATTTGATTTACATTTATACTATTTGCAGCAGAAACACTAACTGTATTAAAATTAGAAGTTAATACTGTTGAAGCTCTGCCGTATGAATCTAAATACACTATACCTGTTTGAAAATCTCTATTACTATGTAATGAACCTGTGTCAGATAAAGAGCTAAAAACCACCTCTCCATCAGCTACTCTAAAATATTCATACAAATCTGTTGTCTGACTTAAATCAGGACTTGTAAATTTCATTGCTATAGTTTGTATTTTTATAACATCACTACCAGGAAGAGCTGTAATTCTAAATGGCTGTTGAGCTGTGGCATCATCTATACCACTTAAAGCTTTTGTAAAAGTACAAGTTGTTGAAGGAAGAGCTAAATCATTATTGAATTTATCTGTTATAGAACCTCCTTGATTTGCTGTAGCAATTGGTTGAAAGTTTACATTTATTTCTGTACCAATGGCATTTCTAAATTCTGAACTTTGTGATAAATCATATACAGAATTGTAATTATTTTCTAATACAACATTAAAACTAATTTCTACTGTGCCATTAGTAAAAGAACTATTAGCAACAAAACAATCTGTAGTTTCAGTACCTCCTATAGTAGAATGTTCTAATAAAAGAGAAAAGTTTAAAATAGAATTTGCTTTTAATTGAGATGTGATTGAAGATAAATTATATTCAATTACCGCATTAGTGGCTGTAACTGTATTGTTTGGGTCTATAGTATAGTTGTCTCCATTAGATAAAGTAACCGCATTTTCTAAATCTACAAAATCTACATTTTTATTTACTAATGTAGTTGTGTAATCTAAAGCTATTTTTTGGTTGTTTTCATTTGTTATATCATAACCATCTTTATAATTTCCATAAATTAAACGATTACCCATAATAGTTAAAGCTTTAGCCACCTTGGGTACGTTATCGTATAATCTTAATAACTCATCGGAACCTAATACTGAATATACTTTACTGTTGTTAAATTGAAATGTACGTTGAGCGTTATTTGCCCATCCATTTTCTTCTTTGTTAAACCTTTCAATTACATATATATTGTTATTAGAAGTATCTTTAAATAATAAATCTACTTCATTTACTCTTTTACTTCCTGTATTAAATGTTACGTTAACCGCATTAAAACGATTTGACATACCATCATTGTTGTAGTTTTTTATATTAAAAACAAAAGGAGAAGTAGCAAACGCAGGTTTACTGAATAAAGATATTGCACTATATTCATTGTTAGAATATCTGTATCTATAAGCAAAACATAAAAACCTGTCCTCTATATAATTTTCAGAACCAGGTAATGTGAGCCCTCTTAGTTTTGGTGCAGGTAAAGGAACGTCTGCAGCTGGTGTAGTTGCTGGGTCAAATTCATATCCTGGTGGTTTAACTATAACGTTTAAATCTTCTTCTACAGTTTGGTCTACACCTCCAACAGGAAAAGGATAACTTTGCGTTATGTTTATTTTTCTAGGAGGATTTTTGTCGTCTGTAAAAAACAATAAATCTTCAATTTTTTCAACACCAGTTATTAAAAATGCTGGGTCAAAGTTTAAGGTTTTATTTGTGATTACATGGTATCTTAAAGAATTACCATTTGTATTGTACGAAACAACAGCATCTAAAACTCCTAAAGTAGGATTATTGTCATCATGAATAAACCAGTAAAGAGTTTCATTTGCATGGTCTTGATATGCTCCTATACATCTAGTGTTTGAAGACAAAGGAGTTCCTTCTGGAAAAGATAAAGATGTAAGTTTTGTGTTTCCTTTGCTGTTTTCTATTGCTCCTATTTCCGTAGTTTCGGTAGCACCCAGCCTTAGATTCATTGCATCAACGTATTCACCTGGTGGAAGAAGTCGTTCATCCACAGACTTATTCATTCTACCCTTAATAAAGTTTGTAGTTACTATTGGCATATTATTTTATCCATTTATCCTGACCTCTTAAATTCATTAAGAGACGACCAGGGTGTATATTACTTAATCTAATTTTTGCATTACGAAGTAAAGAAGACTTATCTTTTCTAGCTCTATTCACAATGTATTCTTGCACTCCAAATCGACCATTCAAAATTGAATATTTAATGTATGCGTATATATATTCTTCAAAAAGTTTATTAACGCTTACTTTAGAATCATCGCCATTTTCCATTCCATCAGAAACATATTCCAAAACAATAGAGGCACTGCCACCCATTGAACTAAAATTAATAACACCAGATGATTTGTCAATAGAAAAGGTAGGATTTACATTAGCAGTTTCGGTATTTAAACCAAACCTTGCACCAATAGCATAATCAAAATACCATGTTCCATCTACATTAGTTCCTTGTTGATTATTAAAAACGCTTTCGCTATTTAAATAAATTCCTACTCTACCTCTACTCATATCTACTTGTGATTCTTGAGGACTTAAAGCATTGCCGTCTTGGTCAAATAATATATTTGAATTATTGTCTTGTAAATAAGCAGCACTCCAATTTGTTTGAATGTTTTCACTCATTGGATATAAAACTCCATTTCTAAATTGAGATATTCTTACCCAATTAACAAAATCAGAAGGTAAAACAAAACGAGAATTATTACCAACATCTAATTGAAGTATTTTAATTTCTTTCATAGCGTCATAGTTCAACTCTTGAACTCCACGTTTTGCGTAAAATAAAACTTGGTATCTGTTTATATTATTAATAAGCTCGTGATTGCCTTGATACATTAACATAAAATTGTTTACAATGTCTTGTAAAGTAATGTATTGATAAGACCCTTGATTGCTCTCTTCTGGAGCAACTCCGTTGTTATTATAATATTGATATTGATTTATATATGCCATTTTAACTTGTTTCTTGTGTATCCATGTTTTCTTCGTTTAATCCAAATTTGTAAACCGCATCTTCTCTAATTTCAATACCAATGTATTGTAGAATTTTAGCCACTAAATTTGGCTCATCTGACGCAGGTAATTCAAAGTTTTGATAATCCGCTGCTCCTGGATTAAATATTGGGTCATTTCCACTTGTACTAACATAAGTCCAATTTGGAGCTAAAGGGTATCTTATGTATTGTGTTTTTACTGCATATTGTTGTCTAATAGTAGTAGGATAAACTTCTACTGTATTTCCAAATGTTGTTGTTGCAGCTCCACCTAAAACATACGCAGGATACTGAGTAGTTGGTGCAGTTAAATTAGAGCTAGTTAATAGAAATAATTTATTCTGATTTATTCTTTCTACTTCAGTTATATTTCTTGAATTATAAATTGTATAAGTATCATTAAGATTCATAATATTAGCACTAATAGATAGAACTGTTGCGCTGTCAATTGCCGTCACATAACATTGCTCACCTGTAGTAGTATTAACAATAATACTTCCTATCTGTGGACTTAACATTGTAGAAGGCGATGTAACAAAAGATTGTGTACTATCAGTTAGTTTAAACGCTGCGACAAATGTATTACTGCCAGTGTATAAAGAATTAGGATAATAAAATAATTTATTTATTAAATAATAATCTGCAGGAAGTTGATATTTGTTAGTATTATCTTGGTCTGCTGCTAACTGTGCTAAAAAAGCTTCAACAGAAAAACTGTCAATTACTTCTTCTAAACCTTTTACAACATCTGCATATCCTTTTCCTGAACTTCTTTGGTTTTCTCTATTAATCCAACTATTGTATTGGTAAAAATAATCCTCAAATATATCCATTTGAGCTTGCAAACAATACAAATTAAAATCCTGTGGAGAAATATAACCGTAATTGTTTTTATTAGCGACAGCTAGAACTGTGTTTCTAATTGAGTTAATCATTCATAAATCTTTTTACAAAGATAACAAAAAAAAAAGAGGCCTAATTATTTAAGCCTCTTTGTCAATTTAAGATTTATTAGTTACTATACTGTAGCAATATTTAAAACTAAACTAGAAGGAAGGTCCCATTCATATTTAACTGCGGGCCATGGTTGTTGTAAAGATTCTACAACAGCTTCTTCAAAACCATCTCTCATAGCTTCACTCCCAGCAGCAGTTGCTGCGTGAGTAATTTTAACTACAATTCCACTTGAACCGCTGTATTGAATATTTACTTCACTATTGATTGGGTCAACAGGGTCATTTTCCACAAGTACTACTCCATCAGAAGCAATTAATTGTTTAGTTGATTGGTCAGAAGCATAAATTATATAGTTTTTGCCAGACTCTAAACCTGTTCCTGAAGTAGAACCAATTGCTGATAAACTTACTGTGTTTAAATCTACAACTGTATCTACTACATACATTCTATCATCTGACGTATCGTGAACCACGTCATTAGCTTTAATACCATCTGTAACAAAATCAGCACTACTGTCAGTTAATTCAAGATTACCTGATTCATCTGCTGTTGTAGTTCCACTTGCAAGAGACTTTTGTACTGAAACTTCAACATATTTTTGCATAGAGCTATTCATTATGCTATATCTATATTACTCACTGCTGAGCTTGGGATGTAATCATATACAACGCTTGTCCAGCCTGTCTCTAAAGCTTTAACGATTGCAGTTTGTACTTCATCTCTCATTTTTTCACTACTTGCACCAATTGCTGCGTGTGTGATAGTCACAACTTTACCTGAGCCATAAGCTAAAGTTACAGTTGTTGTAGAAGCTTGTTCTACTAATTTAACGTCCAGTATTGAAACAATTTGTTTTTGTTCACCAGTTACTGGGATTTGTAAAAATTTTTCCATAATAATAATAAAATTAAGGGTTAATAAAGTACAAAGATACGAATCTTTATTCTTCTTTTTTAAGCTTCCTTTTTAACAGCTTATATGTTTCAACACCATCGTCTCCTTGAAAGAATGAAGCTACAATATAATAATGGTCTTCACCAAAAGGAACAGACAATAGTTTGTTCTTGTTTTTTGGTAAATTAAAATATACATCTTTTCCATTATTTTTTAATACTAACCATGTGCTAGTAAAAAATTGTACAACATCTCCATATAAACTTAACATTGGGTCGTTAACTGTTTGTAAAAATTCTTCTGGATTGTTTTTAGCGTATATTAATACATCACGTTTAAGTTCGGACGTAGTTAAATTATCAGCTCCACCACCCATTAAAACTCTACATACTGTCAATAGCTCATCTCCTTTTAAACCTTTAGCTAAAATTTGCGCATCTAATCCACGTTCTACAAACGCTAATTGTTCTGCAGCATCTTTCTCATTGTTTATTTCTTCATAAACTTTACCGTTAGAAGGATGATAATATAAAAACTGTTGAAGTGTTTGATTATTTCTAGGTACGGTTAACATACCATCTTCAAACATTATTGGCTCTAAAACCGCATTACCATCTTGAGCATCTTCAAATGGAGATTTTTGATTTCTCGCATAACGAAGAGGTCTGTTTAAACCTTTTTCTTCATCAAAATATAATAGGGGAGACCTTTGAGTGTGTCTTGATGCTAACATAAAAGTTAGCGGAATTTGTTTTCCTAAAAGCCTATAAGCTTTATCAGAATATTTGTTTTTTACTTTTTTCATTTTATTTAAAATTTAATTTGATTAATAAAAATATTAGGGGAGTAGTATAACTCCCCCAACATTAGTTAAATACTTCTTATGAATTTTGGAATAAGAAGAAGTTGTTTGCTCCTAAGACACAAACTGCTCTTTCAGTTAAAAAATTAACTTCCATAGCATCTAAATCAGAAGTTCTTGCACCACCAGCAGAACCAGTAATCCAAGTTTTATATCTTCTATCTTCAGCTTCTGAAGCTCTATACCTTACATGTAAGAATGGTCTTTTAGCGTTTTTACCAAGTATTTGGTCATAAACCGAAGTAGAACCAGCTGGAACTAATAGTCCATTGATACCACCTGCTACTAATCCACCTCTCATTGTAGGGTCATTTAGATACTTCCAGTCAGACTTGTAAAAGTCATAACCTCTTCTAAATCCAGAGAAACCTAAGTTAAGTGCCATTTCTTCATCATTGTCAAAAAGACCGTATGATGTACCGCCACCCCCGTAAGAGTTTTGTGTAGACAACATATCGTCTATATCAAATGAGAAGTTTCTATTTACGAAAATTACATTTTCTTCAATAGCACCTTGCTTATCTAGTCTTTGAATTATATTATCAAAGTCAGCTAATGATGTTGGGTTACCGCCACCAAAAACGTTTCCTCTGTTTCCAACTACGTAGAATACACCTTGAGAACCACTTAATCCAGCTACTGAATTACCAGCTCCAGTACCTTGGAGATAATCTCCTGCACCTGACGCTGCTTCTGCTGGAACCGCTTCAATCATAGCTGTTTCCATGTAATCTTCAAATCTTAATCTTGTGTCGTGTTCAGATTTTAGATACCATAAGTATCCGTTTACTCCGTCTTCTCCACTTACTTCTACCCATCCAATTTGAGCCATGTCAGAACCAGATACTGAGTATTTATCTTTTATGATAATTGGTTTATTATCAAAAAATAAATCATCAGATTCTAAAGAACCATCCATACCGTCTGTTCCTTTTGCAAATTCAGAACCATAGATAAAGATGTCACAGGCTACTGCGCCCATTGCTTGTCCTCCTGCTTCATAATAAGATACTGTAAAGGTATTAGGATTTGCATCCGTTGGACCTGCTGTTACAATAGCTTTGTTTTGAAGGTTAGAACCAGGTGTGTTATCTGAAATCATTAATGTTTGTCCTACTCTAAGAACATTTTTTGCATCTCTAGCTGTATTGGGGTTAGCCAATGCAGGGTTAAAGTTTGCTATGTTGTTAGGAATTGTCCAAACCGCTCCAGCGTCTGTACCTGCAGCTGCTGCTGAAGTACATCCTTTGTATTTGATGTGTAATCTTCCTTGTTCTGCCCATTTGATAAGGTCAGAATTAGAAGGCATTTCTGCTCCTACCATACGTAGGAACGAACTAATGCTTCTGTTACCATATCTTTCAAATTCTTTCTCGTAAGTATCGGGTAGATACTGGTTCAAGAAATCAAAATCTTTGATATAATTCGTTGCAACAGGAACCTGTTGCGCTGAAGGTTGTAAGTCGAAGCCAGGGGCTGTGTTTACTGCCATAATTATAAATTTTTAAATTGTTAAACTTTTTTAATACTTTTAATTTTGAGTCCTCTTCCACTCGTTGTGTCACCTACAGGTCTTATTTTTAAACCATCCTTCGTATTTAATTGAGGGGCTCTACGAACATCCATATTGATGTTTTTAGATTTTCTTGCTACATCATCAACTGTTGCAGCAACACCTTGCTCATAAAAAAACTTTGCAAATTTTTCTGGATTCATAGCCATTGCTAAAGCTTTGTGATAGCCTTTTGCATCAGTCATGACTCCTTCGTTATTAGTAAATTGTGATACAAAATTACCAACATCACTTTGCTTGTTTTTTAATTCATCCGAAGTACCTGGTTTAAAAAGTAATTTTTTTTCATCACTCACGTTAAATTCAAAACCTTTGAATTCTTCGTTAAACACATTGTTTGTAAGCTCTTGAAAATATTCACGACTTTTCTGCGCTTGACTCTTTTGAGAGTTAGATTCTTCTATCATTTTCTTGTAAGCACTAAGATTGTTTTCTTGGTCTTCAGATAATCCACCCCCACTTGACTCAAGAGGAATTTTATATTTATCTTTCTGCTCTTTAAAAAACTTCTTCGCTTTTCCAAGCTCTCTTTTTTTAGCTAATTTTTTTCTCTTAATATCACGTTCTTCATCTTCGTCTTCGTTGAACCCGAATTTGTCTTCCATGACATCTTGAATATCAATAGCATCAAGACCATCTTCTTGCGTGCTAATGTAATCAGCTAAAACAGAATCTTCGTCCATGTTATCGTAGTCTTTTTGTAATTTGTAAAAGTCTTCAATACCACGTCCAGTTTCTTTCTTGTAATTAAAATATAACTCAACATCTTCAGGTAAAGCCACGTTTGATTCTTTTGTTTCAAACAATTCTTCAACTGAATTAATGTCTTTATTATATCTGTCTTTAATAAAATTAAGAACGTTTTCGTCATTTAACTCTGACGAGGGAGGTTTTTCTTCAACCTTTGGTTTTTCAACTTCTGGTTCTTGTATTTTCTCTGTTAGTTGTACTTTTTGCTCAGGTTCAACTTGTTCGTTTTCAGAAGAATGCTTTTCTAAAAGTTTTTCTTCTATTTCTGCGGCTGATTTTTGAGTGATGCCTTCCACTGATTTTACTTTAAATTCCATTAGATTAGATTTTTATACAAAATTAAACAATAATTAATTACTATTTTTAAGCGTTCTTTAGATGATTATAAAGACTCTCGCCTAACTCTTCTCCTACTTTTTTGTCAGATTCATAATGAACTCTGGCTGCAATTCTACTTTTTGAAATATGATTAGCTGCGGTAATAAATTCATTATGCATCTCAGGATATAAATCTGATAACATTAATGCAACTAATTTAGCCTGAGCAGAATGCCCAGACGGAAATGAAGGTGTTTGTGCACTTTTCATTTTATGATAACGAAAATTAAGACTTAAATAATTAGCAACAACATTTGGTCTTTGCCTGTTATGATAATTTTTTATACTTAATATGATAGGTTCTGAATGTGTTAGTAAATCTTTTACTAATTTTTTAGGATACTTTCGTGTTCTATTTCTAAAAAGATTTTTAAAAACATTTACAATGTTATCATAAGTGTCTGCATAGTCTGTGTCTAATGGACCTGCCTGAAGTGTTTTTATTTCACTTAAAGTTTTCAGACTATGATTTGGGGGTACAACAATTCTCTTAAATTTTTCTATACTAAAATTACTAAACATATTGTTTATTTAGGTCCAAACTCTGACAAATCAAAACCATCTAAAGAATCCTCATTTGATTCAAAAGACATAGCTGGTAAATTTCTTTTACGTTGTTCAATTAATTGTGATTGCTGAGAGTTAGCTTGACTAATTCTTTCAGACTTTCCTTTTTCTTTAGATTTTTCTCTCATATCAATTTGAGATTGTTCAATCCCTTTTAATTGCATATTATAAGAAAACTCTGTTTCCATTAATTGAGCTTTTAACATAGCTTCGTTTTTCATCTTTTCAATCTCCATTGCAATCTCTGCTTGTTTAATTTGCATTGTAGATTGCATTTCAGCTGCTATTCTTTGTTGTTCAGCTTGTGCAACCATCATTTGTTGTTCTTGTTGCATTTGTGCTGCAGCTTGTTGTTGCTGCATTTGAGCTTGTTGTTCTGCTTGAGCTTTACGTTTACGTTTTGTTTTTAGTAATTGATTAGCCATTTTAAGATTATGAATCTCTCTAATGTCTAATGCATCTTCTAAGTTTATATCGTTTTTAGATAAAGCCATCTGAATATTTTGTTCTAACATAGCTCTTTGTTCTTCGTCAGGAGCTAGTTCTAAAAATATTCCAAAGTCGTATAGATAGAAGTTTTTAATATCTTCTAATAAATTTAAATTATATTTTCCAATTTGCATTGCAAACTGGTCTGCAAAAGGAGAGTATTCTAAAACATCTGCAGTTCTTAACACAATACCTTCTGCCATTCTTTTAGTAATAAATAAACTTGCTAATAAAATATGACGAGTTGCGGTATTAGAGCTTAATGCTGCTAATTTTTGAACTCCAACTAATGCGTCTGGATTTGGAGACGTTCCATCTCTTGCTTCGTTTAAACCAGTTACTGTTCTAATCATATCTAAATAATGATTATAGTTCTGAATTAACATTTGCATTTTTGCTCCTCCACTATTGGATGTTAACTGAGTTATAGGAACTTTAGCATTATTAAATTCTCCGTCTTGAGTAAAACTTCTCCCTATAACACTACCTGTTTGAAAATATAAACGCAATGCGTCTTCAGGATTATAAGCATTACCAGTACCTAAGTCTACTTCATTAAGTCCATCAGCGTCAATAAAAACACCATCTGGAACCATACGAGATATAACTTGCTGTAATTTTAAATGAGTAACTTGAATTAAATCTGCAAAAGGAATCATTCTACGAACTAAAGATTCATAAGTTCCTTTATACATTCTTGGTGCGCATGCTACGTAATTAGGAAGGGCGTGTTGACTTGCTGATTTGGGTCTTACCATGTTTTCGGCTAACTCCCATTTCAATATCATGTTTGTTCCCATTACCATAATTCCGTCATACCATACTTCTATTTTCTTTTCTACTCTTTCAAATTTACCTTCTGCCATCATTTCTTCTGGCGGATTAAATTGGTCGTCTTTAGCTACAACTTTAAAGGAGCCATCTGGCATTTCTTTTTTCTTGTAAACAAAAGTATGAGTAGTTTTATAATTGTAATAAAGAAGCGTGCAAGTATCTCTATAAAACAAAGAGTTTTCGTAGAACTGAGAATTATTATAGTAATTATACCACGATTGACTAGAAGCAGCAATTTCTTCCATTTGCTCGTTAGTAATATCAGGATTTATCTTTACTAATTCTGCCATTGGGATAGTTTTAATTTCTCCCCAATAAAAACAATCTTTAAAGTAAGGGTCTTCAGTATAACTGTATACCACATTAGCTGGGTCTACATAATCTAATTGAATACCTTGTCCTGGTAAAAACTGATGTTTAGACATTCCAACTCCTAAAGTCATTATATCATAATCAACTCTTTTTCTAATATCCGCATAATGGTTTTGTTGTAATACAGTGTCTATAGCTTGTTCTGCTGCAATTTCTACAGCTGGCTTATATTTCATTTGCATATACAACTCTAGTTCTTCATCGCTTTCTGGAAGCTCCTCTTCATTTGTTTGAAAAACATTTAATTTAAAATCTTCTTCTATTTGTTGGAACAATGGTCTAGCAACCATTTCTCCCTCTATTCTTTTTTGAAAACTATCTCGTTTTTCTGCAGACATAGCATCTTCTGCAAATGCATTTACCTTAAACAACCTATCGTTTAAACCATTTACAACAATGTCTACAAATTTTGGAATAATAGGAACAGGAGTCCAATCTAAATTTAAGTAAGACAAATCTCCGTCTACTGCAATTTCGTTTTTATATTTTTGAACAGACTGCTCTCCACGAGCATATAGTCTTAACCGATTAAACTCTCCCCATTGATTGAGGAACCTACATGAGCCGCTATCTTTTCTAAACCATTCGTATTGAATCGACTGTCCGACTTGGAGTCCATACTCCATTGTGTCTTTTTGCGCGTCCGAAGCAAATTCGTTAGGAAATGCAGCTGCTTTTAAGTTAATATTTACGTCTTTCATGAATTAATAATTCGACTAACTTTATCGCTGTTATTATATCTTGCAAAGTTAATGCTTATTTTTGTTTTTTCTTTGGTCGGTGTATACAAGTGTTTTTGATTAGCCATTACAGCTAAACCTGAACTTATAGAAGCATCAAACTTGGTTCTGTTGTTAATATCAAACTTTGCCCAGTCTTCTAATGTACGTTGAAAATATGTATCTCCCATATCACCTTCTGTTCTATATACTCCATCTAAATCTAATCCCACATACTTTTCTATATATGATTCAATAGCTGAAGCATGAGATTGTTTTACGTCTTCAGATGTATTTGGTATTCCTCCCAATTCTCTTTCTGTTTTAGAAAGTTTGTTTAAAGATTTATCAGGTCTGTTTAAACAGAACCCTCTATATCCCCTGTTTTTAAAGTGATATAATAAACGAGGTTTATTATTCTCTACTAAAATAGGCATGCCATAAAAAACACACGCCATCAAAACTTCTTCAAAAAATATCTCTGCCGTTTGAGGTCGAGCTATATATTCTAAGAAGAAATGATTACTAGGCATATCTTCTAAACTAAACTTAGTTAATCCATGTAAAGAACCGTTAGACCCTTTACCAACTACCACTCCTGAAATGTCATACGAATCACAACCAAATGACCCTAAATGCTCATTTCCAGGATAAAATCTATTTCCCTTCTTAAATACATTGTTTTGAAGGGAATGCTTAGGTATGTAAGTTACAAAAAATCTTCCTCTTTTATTTGGAGACCATATTACTTTAGAATCTTTAATACCATCTTGCCAACTAAATGAACCTTGCGTAATAAAATGTTCTTTTATTATACTATCATTATAATCTATTTGTTGATATAATTTAGTTAAATTAAATATAGATTGTTTACTCTCATCTCTAAACGCATGAGATTCTGTTCTAGGGAATTGTCTGTAATATTCATTTAAAGCATCAGGGTCATTTTTTAATGACACTACTTCATTTTCCCAATAGTTTACAGCACCTTGATAAATATACTCATTATCAATTCCTTTGATTTCTTGTTCTGGAGTATCTAAAACAGGCATTCCATATAGGTCTATAAATCCTTCCATATTCCATTCCATAGGAACGAAAAGGGAATATAACCCGCTTTTAGTTTGACCGTTTGCGTTTCGCTTAGTGCAATCAGAATCATTATATAAATCCTTAAAGTTTCGTCCTCCTTTATCTAATGCATTAGAAGTAGAACCCATCATGCATTTACCAATTATTTTACTACCTAAACGTAAACAAGTTTTTGTAACACGCCAATTGTTTAATATGTTTTCAGGTCTTTCCCATTTACCACTTTCATCATGTATTAATAACTGTAGTTTTTCTCCATCATAACTGTTATCAGAAGTATTCTTCCAATCGACTGTAGTATCCAATCCTTCTAAAACATTTTCTTCTATATTAAACATGTTTTTTTTAGTAATCTTAGAAGCAGGAACACGATAAGCTAATTCTGTTTTTGGTTTATCCATACCGTCTTGTATGGGTTTAAAAAAGAAAGGATAGTTGTTTGATATAGGAACTATTTTATCAGTAAACATTTTTTTTGCATCCGCACCAGTTTTTGATAAAATACCTATACGAGCGTTTTTTGTTATAGTGCCTGTGTTTACTCCTTCGCAAGAACTCATAAATGAAAAACCTGAACGTCTTATTTTTAAATAACACATTCCAAAACTTCTTTTATCTGCTTTACAAGCTTCCCAAAAAATATAAAAAATTCTATTTGCTTCTCTAAAATCTGGATGCCCAATATCTATCTTGGTCCATTGCAAATACATATAGTGAGTACCTGTTAAATAGGTAGGTTTGCCATCATTATAAAACCAATACCCTTTTTCTCTTTTATTAAACTCATCTTCAATATAATCTATCCATTGATTTTTAAATGTAGAGGGCGCGTCATGCCATTGAAATATAGTGGGTATTCTTTTTAATGCAGGCGGTAATTCTTGTACCTCCCAAAACTGTTCTTCTTTTTTTTCACTACGTTTAAACGCAGTCATTGGAGCTTTGGGCAAAGCAATACGTAATCCAGAAACATGAATAACTTCACCTATTGTGCCGTCTTTAGAAATATTAACTAAATCATATTTTTCATTATATCCATAAGACCAGGTCCTCGCTTTATTTTTTCGAGTTAATATGTTTTTAGGAATAAGTCCTTTACATATATTAAATATTCTATTTTGACCTTGATTCTGCAAATCCTTTAGGGGTGTTATTTTTAATTTCTATACCATCTATTTTATCTCTTTCTTCGTCAATTCTTTTTAATATTTCAAATGCATCAAATAAAGCAAGTTTTTTTGTAGCTGCTGCATTTTTTAATTTGTCTGCAGCCAATTCATCTTCAGGGTCAGGTTTTATAATTTTTGCTTTAGCAACTTGAATTAATTCTTTTACAGCTTTTTCACCTGCTTCTATTATTTCTAATTTAATTGCTTTGGTATCCATCTGTTAAAGTTATATTATTCGTGTACATTCTATATAGCTTTTCCCCTTCTATGTTAAATTCATATTCACTATCAGGCTGAAAAGAAACTTTGTCTCCTTCTTTTAATCCTAATGTTTCTAAAGATTTATTTCCATATTTTATTTTACCCCACAAAGGTTCTTCTGTAACACCTACTCCGTCAATAAAACTCTCACCCTTTGGTATAGGTTCAATAAAACAAAAGTTATTATGACTATACCATTTATTGTTTTGTTTATACATGTAGAATTGATTGTCATCTACTAAAAACAAGTCATCCATTAGCCAGCTTCTACCGCTTTTTTGTCTACCATACATATCGTTGTAAAATTTAAAAACATTATGATGAACCACTAATGTATCATTAATTTTAATAGGACCGTTATAATTTAAAGGTATATTAATAACAACAGCTAGTCTTGTAGAAACAGTAAAGTCTTCTTCTGATGTACTGGTAAAAAATCTTTTATCTCCATAATATTTAATATTATCGTAACGCCTATCATTGTAGGGTTTTACTATAAAGCAAAATGGAGACTGCATTAAAAGTTTATATTAAATTCTAAAGATATTGGCATGGTAGTTTTAAACTCTTTCCATAGCAATATTTCGTCTTTTTTTATAATCCAAATTTTATATGAATTGTTTGTAGAATCGTGTTGAATTAAATGAATACCATAAGTTCCTCCAAGAACAGATTGCCCTACTATGTAGTGCATAGCTCCAGACTTATAGTCTGAGCCTATAGAAATTTTTCGTATATCCATTTAATTAGAATGATGTTCCCGTTGTAAGAACTCTATAAAATATATTTACATATAAATCACCAGTTCCTACTGTGGCATTTCCGTCATCTGCAACTAACACTAAAGGTTGGTTAATACCAACTGTCAATCCACCTGAGTTACCAGGTTTTGTTACAATATCAGTTGCTGAATTTATTTTAGATTGTTGTATTGCTCCAAAACTTACAGAGTCTATTTTAAAATTAAGACCATTTGAACCAAAATCATATTGAATAGAACCTGCATCAAAATATGCTTGTATACTAATTACATCTATGATTTTTGCTGCACCAGGCGCAGGAATAATTGTTAAAGCTGTTCCTACACCTAGTAAGGCTTGATTGCTAACAGTAACTTTCGCCACCAAAGTATCTATTCCGAACAATTCCTGTATTTGAGAAATAGTTGCGGTTTTAGTCATAAGACTATTTTCAGCGTCAGTGATTACTAAATAATCAGCTGCGTCTAAATTTTGAATACCTGGGTATGCGGATATGTTACTTATTTTCGCCATCGGTTTTGTTTTCTTCTACAGGTTCTTCTTCAGGGTCTTTTACTTCTCCAGTAGCTAAATCTATTACTGCGTTTTTCCCGTAAACCTCTATTAATTCTTTTTCAACTTCCCCAAATTTTTGTTGCACTTGGTCAATCATTGGTACAGCTTTAAATAAATTTATAACTGCATCTGCAATTTTAACTTTTACGTTTAAAAATTCTTGATTTAATCCTTGAACATTTTTTAGTTCTTTTTCTGTTAATTTTGCCATTTTATTATATTTAATTTTTATACATTAATTACAAAGATAGTAAAATAATTTAAGATTTTTTTATATCGGTGGAGAACAAATCTGCACAGTACAACCCGATTGATTAGATACTATTCCATTTATTACTTGTATATAGAATCTTGAACCTCCAGCAGAATATAAGTAATAATAAAATGAAGGAAGTAATGTTGTTCCAGTTTGTGTTGTATATACAGTATCTCCATTACAAGGATATGATTGTTGAGCATTGCTAGAAGTGTTTACAAAGTAGAATGTATTAGCATTTGGATTACCAGGAGTTGATGTGCAAACTCCATTAAACACTGTACCGTTAGCTGCATTAAATGCTGTTCTTCCTGCAGGAGTTTGTCCTGAACCAGTAATTGTTCTATCTACGTTGTTAGTAAATCCTGCAGTAACATTTATAATACTATATTTTATTTGTACATACCAAGTTGCAGTAGGTAATGCACTTAAATCACTTGCGTTTCTTAATATAAGACCTCTATTTAAAAACGTGCTTTTATCTGCACCTGATGAAGCCATTGCTCCAATACCAACTGGTCTTTCAGATTGCCAAAACCAAGTTCCAGTAGCAGCTATCACACTTGAAACAAAATTAGCTGGAAAATATGCCCAAGGCCTCCAAGACCTCTGCCCCCCTGACATATTACAAGCATTTGTAGTGCCAGAATCACAAAACCCAAAACCTAATAAACTACTCCATCCAGTTCCTGGAGTTCCAGCACCTTTATAAACAGTAATGCTTTTTATGAAAAGAGCACTGTTCGCTCCTGGCGCAGGAATAACTGTAGTACCTACACTATTAAGGTCATCAAACCCGCTTCCACTTATAGCTATAGTTTCTATTCTTTCATCTTCTACAAACTTACCTTCAGAACCTGCAGCAAAAGTATATTTTGGTTGATTTTCAGCACCAGTACTTCCAAAAAATTCTCCAGCACCATAAGCACCCGCTTTAATATATTTATTATCTGGGTCAACAAAAAACTGTTGTTCATTTGCATTAAACCCTAAAGTCTTTATAGTTCCGTTTACATCAAAAGCTGCGTTAGGTGATGTTGTTCTAAAACCAACTCTATTCTCATCTGT